TGGCGTTGGGTTTCATAGGTTGCGGCTGCGGTGTTGATCGCGGTTGCAGCCTTGGCTGTTCGTTTCGCAGCGACCTTGACCGCGTGTTGCGTCAATGCCGCCTGTTTCCATCCGTTGACCGTCCAGCCTGCACCGAACCCGGTGATGGCGATGGCGGCGGCGGCGTATAGTTTCCAGTTCGGGGGCAAGATCATTTGGGCACATCGCCAGTCGGCAGCAGTGACGCAATCAGACCCGTGACCGCGATGCCGACCGTCAACCCGATGGTGACGACCTGCGGCAATTGCAGCGCCGCAACAGCGACGACGGTGGCGGTCAGTGATGCGCCCATGCCGACCCAGGTGGACCGTTCAGCCAGGCGGGCTTGCAGATACTTAAACATTGACGGTCAGACCTTTCAGCCAGGTGGCGACATCAAAAGATGGACAAGCCTTTTTGACGCCAGCCCAATCGCGATGACCACGGATCACGATGCCAGGATGCGCCGCCTGGTATTTTGAAACCAGTTTAGCCATCGCCTTTTTCTGTTCAGGGGTGCGCGTGTCCTTCGGCACTTTGTTTTTTGCATCGACCCCGCCGACGTAACAGATGCCGATGTTTCCGGTATTGTGCCCGCCGGTATGTGCGCCAAGCACGTCATCAGGCAGGGTCTGAACCATGTGGCCGTCCAGTTCGATCACCCAGTGATAAGACGTTTGCCCAAAACGGGCCTGGTCCCACTCACTGATCGTAGTGGCTTTAACGTCACGACCTTCAGGGGTCGCCGCACAGTGAATGGTCAAAAATCCGACAGGTCCAAGGTTCATCATTCGGTCCAGTTCTTGCTAACGACCCGGTTGATTGAGTGAAACCACGTTCGTGTTTCAACATAGTCTGTAAAATCTGCGGGCTTTTTCCGCACTGAAATAGTTGTCAGGTGTTTGACCGGCATAAAATAAACGCGCCTGATGTCAATGGCAACAAGCGCCATGATGTCTGCGCTGGTGGGCAGTAATAACCGCTTAGTTTTGCTGCCTGTTGAACACGCAAAACGATAACTGCCACGCGCTCGATCTGGACCCTGTGTCGCCTTGACCTGAACCCGCATGAAACGATTTTGATAGGTCGCCACCAAATCAAAGCCTTCAGCAGGGCAGAAAATGCAATTCCAGCCCTGCTGTTCAATAACCGATGCGGCCAGATATTCGCCAATCCGACCCAGTGCGCTGGCGGAAAGCTCGGCCAATCACCGATCAGCCTTGCGGTCCAAGCCTTTGCGTAGTTCAGAAAACTGGCCTTCAAGCCATTCGCGCAGCGACTGAACATCAGTTTTGTTTTCGCTGTGCTGACGTTCCAGCCCTTCGATCTTCGTTTCAGCCCGCACCAGGCGTTCGCGCAGCGACACCCAGACACTGATGCCGGTGCCCGCCAGTGTGACAAATCCCAAGAATATTCCAATGATTTCAAGGTTCATTACTGTTACTCACGCTAGAACATCAAGAACATATTGCCGGAATTAAGACTTGGCGTGTATTGGATAATGATCACGCCAGCACCGCCAAAGCCATTTGAGCCGCTGCTGTTGCCGGTAGTGTTTACAGAGCCACCAGACCCACCGCCGCCACCAAAGCCCCCGCCGTTGTTTCCAGACCCACCGTTGACGCCAGCGCCGGACGTGGCTGTCGTGCCGCCGCCGCCTGCGCCGCCGCCGCCCGAACCAGCGGTTCCGCCAGCCGTTAGGGTATATTCCGCGCCAGCGCCGCCGAAGCCCCCTGACGCGGCATCGCTGCCGACCGAGCCACCGCCGCCGCCGCCGCCGCCAGCCCCCGTTGTGCCGTCGCCGCCCACTGTACCCGAAGCACCGCCAGTGCCCCCGGCATTGCTGGTATAGCCCGTGCCGCCATTGCCGCCCGTGCCGGTGGTCGTTGAAGCGCCAACAGACGTGACCCCGCCACCGCCGCCGCCCGCGCCCCTGGTCACGCCTGTCGTGCCGCCACCAGCAAAGCCATTGCCAAGCGCACTTCCAGCCGATCCGCCGCCGCCGCCGCCAGTCGAAGATGTGCCCGTTGTTACAGTGCCGCCGTTGCCGCCGGAAAATGTAGTGGTGCCAATCCCAGATGCAGCAGCGCCGCCAGCAGCGCCAGCGGCAACGGTCGCCGCTGCGCCGCCCTTTGCCAAAGCACCGTTGGTGTTAAGTGTCGGGGCGCTATTGGCCGCTTTGTTTAGCCAGGTGTCGCCACCCGTGCCGCCGCCCGCGCCGATGTTTGTGTAAACGGTGCTTCCAGCGGATAAGCCAGAAATAGTCGTTAGCGAGTAAGCCCCGCCGCCGCCGCCGCCCTTCGGTGCTACGGCTAACCCACCATTTGCCCCGCCGCCGCCGCCGCCAATACAGATGACGGTGACGACAGTTCCAGCGTTAATATCAGCCGGAACGGTCCAGGTGGTGCCACTTGTAAGTTTTAGCGTCGTAATCGCCATCAGACAGCCTCACTCACTGCCGGAAGAAACAAGACGCCATCCCAATGCCAGCCCATATCGCATGACTGATCGGCCATAACTTCGACAAGCTGGCACCCATCAGGGGCCAGGTCGGACGGGATAGCCATGATGACATTGATGACCAATCCATCGGAAAGCTGGCAAACCGCGCACTTGGTCGAAATAAAATCAGCCATCGTTAAGCCTGCTGCGCCACGGCAATGACATCCCAAAAGGCGTCTGCCGCGTTATAAATGCAGCCAATATATAGTGTTTTTGTTGCCACAGTGGTCGTTGGCAGGGTTGCACCAATGGCCCGATATGCACCTGACGTAATGGTCCAGGTCAGGGTCACAGCCGATGTCGCCTTGATCCGCAAAGTCAGTTTTTGACCATCAGTCGGGGTGCCGCTTGGTGCCGCAATCGTTGATGCAACCGCCAGCGCGGTGACGTTATACTGATCATTGCTGTCACCGACCGGGGTGATGGTCGCGGCTGACGTGGTGGTGCCAATCCGCGACGTGACCCGCTTATTGGTCAGCGTGTCGGTCGTGGCACGACCCACCAGGGTGTCGGTCGCGGTCGGCAGCGTGATGGTGGACGTACCCGCCGCCATAGCCACGGTGTTGCCGTTGATTTTGAATGTGGTGCTGACCGACAGCAGGGTGGCGGTCAGGGTGCCGCCGCTGATTGACAGCCCGTTCGGGATTGTTGCGGTGCCCGAATTGAAGGTCATTGTGTCGCCAACAGCGTCACCGAAGGTGACATTGCCGGTCCAGTTGACTGCGCCGGTGTAGGTCAGCGTTCCGGCAATGGTTGTGGCGTTGTTATACGTCACCGTGTTCGCATTAATGGTAATAGTATCGGCAGACGCATCGCCTAGCGTGGTGTTGCCGGTATTTGAAAAACTGGTGCAGGTCAGGCCGGTCAATTGGTAGGTCGTGGCTAGTTCGCCCCACGCGGTGCCCGACCACTTTTGCCAGCGCAGCAGTGATGTATCAAATTTGATGGCACCCGTTGGAACATTGGTAATTGTGCCAGTCGAAAACTGGACAGCACAGTCAACGTCACGCGCCGTCGTCTGCGTCAGATAATTCGCATACGTTGACGACAGTGTAGGTAGTGACCAATCAGCCATGTTTTAATAACCCCTTGCTGCCCAGCTTACATTACCCGACGCCCTTGCACCACTGCTATCGAATAGCAACACCTTAAATGTGGTCGGATACGGCACGTCAACAAAGTCATATACTGCTGTTAGCCGTGTTGTGCCTAGTGGCGTCAGTGTAATCGACGCTACATCAACAAATGCGGTTCCAAACGTGACGACGGTGCCGCCCGTATCGGTCGAAACAGCGGCAACAGTTCCAAAATCACTTCGTTGTTTAACGTCCAGTGTCACGTTAATCGAAGTGAAGGCCACCAAATCATCGCCTGCCGCCGCAGTTACATCATATCGCACCTTGATATAACGAAACGCGCTTGCATACACTTCCGCCAGGCCGGGGTAATCTGTCCACGGGCCAGTTGATGACGTGTTGGAAACGCTGATTTTTGGCGTGACGGTTGCACTGCCAAAGGCGGTCGAATAGTTGCCGACCAGGCTGACCTTGGCCGCTGGCAAGGATGCGCCATAGTCCACGACTTCTTCGTAAAATGCCGTCGTGCCGGTGGGTTCAATAAAATACGGATAGCCCGCATTGATCTGGTCTTGCGGCGTGGACCATGACCGCGCCGTGAAGTGCGTGGTCACTGTTTCAGTCGTGTTGACGGCCAGATACATGACGCCGCTGGCGACGACCGCGTTAGACAGCGTTCCGCTGAACGTCGAGGCGTAATTCAGAAACAGTTGATAGTCGGGCGGCTGGTTGACCGTGGCGACGACGCTGCCCGCCACGCCATAGTTTCCGCCAAGATCCACACCAGCGACCCAATAGGTGTACGACCCTGACGATGTTTCAAACAGGGCTGCAAACGTCGCATTGGCGACCGAACCGACCACCGCACCGCCCGCCCAGGTGCTGCCGCGCCGAATTTCGTAATGGTCAACAGCCAGCGTCGATGTCACCGCCGTCCATTTTAGCAAGACGTTATTATCCACGACCTGCACTGTGACAGTTGGCGTCGATGGCACCGAAATGGTCGTGGTCAGCGACGTGGCGTTGACGCTGTAATTGTTGGTGGTATCAACCGCCTTGATCCAGTACGTCTGCGACGTGCCGGAAATTAGGCCAATCTTATAGGTCGTTGCGTTGATCCGCGTGACCAAGGTGCCAGCCGCCCAGCTTGCGCCCTGACGAATTTCGTATTGCGCCAGGTCAAGGTCTGGCACCGATGTCCACGACAGCGTAACGCCGATCAGGCTGTCAGTTGTTGACGTGAAGCCCGTGACATCCGAAGGCGGCGCGGTCTTGCCAAGGGCATTGATGCTGGCGGCGGTGGAATTTTGCGAAGGTGTGCCAAACACCCCAATGGCCGTGACCTTGACATCGTATTTGGCAACGGTCGTGTTCAGGATGTCATAGTCAATCGCTGACGTGATTTCTGACAGATAGTTGCCATTGTTTGACCGCCATTCGACCCTATAGGCGGTCGCATTGGCGGCTGAAGGCCATGACACGGTAATCTTCGCCCGCACATCGTTTTGGTAGCGATACAGGCTTTCAGACATTGACACCGACGCCACATCGCTAGGCACTGGCGAAAGCGACGTGATGTTGCGGGTCTGAAGCGTCAGATTATTTTCAATAGCCGCATATTTGGTTTCATCGTGCGCCAGCGCCGTGATCGAATGTTCGCCGTTGTCGTTTTCGGTGACAGACAAGACCCGATAAGTTTGCGCGTCTAAAGTCGGGGTGGCGATGACCCATTGCGATTGCGCCATTGGCGTCGGACTGAACGCAGGCGTGATAGCCACCACGTTGCCCGCCGCAGACGTAATGCTGCGGGTCTGGACTGTGCCGTCAGGGTTAACAACGTATAGGGTGCCGCCCGTGACCGACACGCCAGTCAGGCTGTCCACGGTGATCGTGCCAGACGTTGCGCTGCTAATCCGCCCGCCAATTCGTGTTCCAGCGCGGTATTGATCTGCGACCTTGATGACATCGCCAGGCTTGCACAGTACGCCTTCGGTGCCGGTCGAAAATGCCACCACGTCGGTTTCATAGCGTTCGCTGTACAACAGCCATCGACCGACCCGGTGGGCCTGGCCGCGACTGGAACAGGCCACCGCCAGCACACTGGTGGATATCACGCCGTAGCGGGCAATACCGGCTGTGTCCTCGACGTATTCCACTTTTTGCCGATACATATCTGCGGGGTCGTTCCACGTCACCAGCGCGACCGTGTGACGGGCCTTTGCCGACGAACCCTGATAGGTAAACATCCCTTCGATGACATTGGCGTTGGTGAACAGATATGCCGGGTCACTTGGCGCGTCTTGCACCGACGAAATAGCGCCGCTGTTCCAATAGGTCATGCCGCGAAAGATCGACGACATTTGCGTGATCGCCGTGTAGGCTTCCGTGCGCGTGTTCAGCCACATATTGCAGGAAAAACGCGGTTCAGTGCCGCCAAAGCCGTTTGAAATTAGCGTGTTGCAATATTTGGAAATTGTATAGAGCGACCACTTATCGACTTTTGTACTGTCAATGAATGAGCCTAGCCCGTAGCGGGCCGTTGTCAGCAAGTCATAAAAGCACCAGGCGGGGCATGAACACCAGCCGATCTGAAACGTGCCGTTCCAAACCCCCGAATACAGCAGCGACCCATCAGCGCGAACAGTTGCGTTGGTGGGGAATTTAATTTTCAGCAGCTTGGTGTCGTATCCGCGTTTTGGAATAGAATTAAATTGTGACGCATCGACCTTTACGCCGACCAGCGCACTGTTTGGGTAGGACAGCTTCGCATCAATGATTTCGGTGTATGACTTGAAATAGGTTTTATTATTAAGTGTTGACGACGATGCATCAGCGGTGATGCGCCGCAGTCGAATGTCGCGGGTCGTTCCCGCTGGCAGGTTGATCCGATATTGGCGCTCGTAAACTGACGTACACTTGCCCGTCAGTGTTTCATTGATTTTGGTGATCCAGCCGCCGCCATCAATTTGAATTTCGATAGCGTATGCGACCGTTGATCCGCCCAGGTTGCCGCTGCTGTCCATATATGACAGCGCCGGGATTTGCACCGTGACTGCCAGCGATGTGACTTCAGGCAGCGTGATTGACCGAACGACCGGGCCAGTGGACGCCTTCACTTCGGTCGCCACGGCCACTTCGTTCGTGACCTGATCAAACCCGGCGATGACCGCCTGCGCCTGTGTCCCGTTATTCGCCACATAGGTCACGCCAGCGAAATTATTGGTGCCGTCAGCATTTTGAATGGGCGTGTCGTCCAGATAGATCGACTTCAGCCCATTAACGAGGCCACCGATTTCGCCTTCGGAAATAAGATCCAGCACTTGCGCGTAACTGGTTGATTTTAGCGTGTCAGGGCTTTCGTTCAGCCCGCCGCCAGACCCGCCGCCTTTGCCGCCTGCGCCTGCGATAATGGGTTGTTCAATCATGGGTGCGACAGCCCGTTCATCATCAAGTCGCCGGTGACGCCGTAGGTCGTGACGGGCTGCTGAACCGTGATGCCCGCGCTGATCACGACGCTGCCGACGATCATGCGGCCATAGCCAACAGGAACCGGCGCACCCTGCGCGGTGACATTGACCGGGCCGTCAAACACATTATTGGCCGTCTTTTCGGCGGGCGTGTTCATCTTTGGCGTTGGTGCCAATAGCTGCGCGATGCCGCCAAGCAACATTGAAACGCCAATCCACGTCACCGTAGTGGCCGTGATGGTGCCAAGCGTACCTGGCAAGGCCAAAGCAAACGCCGGGTTCAAAACAGCAAAGGCTATTAGCGCGACGGCCAGAATGATTGTGCCAACCTTGCCAGCACCGGCAACCACCGGCGTGACCGAAAAATTTCTGGACATTGGGTGGCTTAATTGTTCCGCACCAATTGCGTCACGATCCACCACGCAGCGATAGGCCAAGCCCTTTTCAGCGGCATCCATCAGGTCTTGACGAAATGCCGGGAAGTTAGTGCAAAGCGCACGGATGCCTTCGGCGGGTGTGCGAACGTCTAGTTTGTGTATCCGGCCATATTTTTTGCCGAGTTCACCGTTAAGCCGGATTGTCCGCATAGCGCACCACCTTTACCGTATGCTTTTTGTACCAGCCGCCGTAAACGTCGCGACTGGATAAACGATGTTCCGCGTGGTGCAATATAACATCATCACCAATATATAGTGCAACATGATTTGGAAAGGGGCTGTCGCCCGTCTGCATCAAGATCACATCGCCCACTTCCAGCGGGTCATCTTCGTCAATGACTGCAAATCCAGCGCGTGTATAGTTGTCGCCAAGGATGTTTTCGCCGCGCAGCCAGAAATTAGGCGCACGGGGCAAGTTGATCAGGTCAATGTTACGTTCGCGCTTGTACCAGTCCAACACGATGGTCCAACAGTCCAGCGTTCCCCAACAGTGGACCCGACCGACCAGCGGGGCTTGATAGCCGGTGGGTTCGAATTGCGACCACGCGCCAGTCGGCAGGGCTAGGATGTACCACCTAAGCCCGGTAGCCTCGCAGCCCACCAGGTCGGCTTCCGAAGGGGTCGGTGGCAAATAGATATGGCTATGAAACACACCGACGATTTCACCCGCCTGATCGGCTTCGGCGTAGTCGTTCGGATCAAGGATAAACTGATCATTGCCGAATTCGCTGATGTTGGCGCAGGGCCAGAACCGTTCGCGACCCTTGACGATGACCACCAGCCCGCAGGCTTCTTTTGGAAAGTGTGCCGCAGCGTGATCATAAGCGGCGGCGCGTGTTTCTTCGTTCATGCCTTTAACAGCCCCGCTGCTGGAAAGCCGCCATAGGGCAGCGTTCCGTAGGTTCCAAAGCGGGCACGGCACGATGACAGCCGCTTGCCGCATACGTCCTGCGCCAGTGTCGCCACCGTCGCATCGTTGGTGTCGTAATAGTTGGTGCCAGTATATCCGCACTCCGCACCGCGATAGGTCCAAGGGCAGTAGTTCTGGACGATCTGACGACGCGGCAGCATGACGCCAGCCAGGTCGGTGGACGCGGCCAGTTCAAATTCCACGACGTCGCGGGTCTCATTCGACTTGCGGTCGATGTAATAAATATCACGGGCGAATTCGGCGGTCGGATCAGCGTAGGCATTGCCGCCGCTGAAATTCACCGCATCAAGATACTTTGCCAGCGTCCTGATCCGCGTGACCTTGCAGCCCGCCAGGTCGGCGTACAGCATGACCAAGGCGCTGATCGTGCCAAGCGCATTGGCGACCGTCAGCGTGGGGCGCGGCAGTTGGCCCTTGCCCGACCATTCAAAGCCCTTGGCGTCAATTGGAAATGCCGAAAAGGTGTTACCTTGCCAAACAACATCACTGACCAGCGAATTTTTGCCCGCGTGGAAACGATAGATCGTGCCGCCGACCGTGCTGGTGTCGATTTCAAACAGTTCAATCGTTGCCGACGGGGCAAGGCTCTGAACGTCGCCTGCAATAGTGGTCATGGTTCGAATACCTGTTCAAACGAACAATCAAGTGTGTTCAAATTGGCACGGTCTTTAGATTTCTGCCATTCGCGGCAAACATACTTGCCCGCATAGCCATCAATATCAGTCCAGTCAAATGACGACACCGAACCCGCCGTTTCCAGAAATGAAACAATGGCGTTGATTTCAGTGTCGCTGCGAAGTGAGAATTTCAACGTCCACTTTTTCGCACGGGCGTTCAGGCCATTTTGGGCGCGTTGTTCATATCCGTCGCCAAATTTACTGACGCGAACATTGGGCTTGACCTGATAGGTCGCGCCGAAATCGGGGGTGTAGGTAAAAGTCGCCATGATTTATGCCGCCAATAGCCCGCCGGGGCGCTTTTGTTGCACCAGTTCCTTTTGCACAGCCGCCGCAATGGCCTTGCCTAGATCGCTGGCTTTGCCTTGGTCGCCGCTGGCCTGCGTATCGCCCTGCGCCGACACGTTGACGGTGATGTTCTGGACACCGCCGCCACCCTGCGCGACCACGCCTAGCGACCCGTTCGCGCCGCGCTTCAGGGGCATGATGGCTTCAGGGCCAGCTTCACCCATGATGCCTAGCTTTGACCCGCCATAAGCAAACATGGTGGGCTTGTTGAACACGCCGCCGCTGGCAAACGCAGATACGCCGCCATCAAACCACGCGCCGTTAGCAGCAAACCGCGCACCTGGCGCAGACAGCGGCGCAGACCCCGCCGTGGGTCCAGCGGGTGAAAACCCACCCGTGACGGCACTGATGCCAGCATTAATCGCCTTCATGATTGTCTGCTGGATCGCAATTCGCACCAGGTCGCGAATGATGCTGTTCGCAAGGTCTTTGAAACTCAGCTTGCCGGTGGTTACAAAATTCACCAGCGCATCTTCGGTGCCCTTCAGGGCATTACCCCAAGCGTCCTGCACCTTGCCGCCCACGTTGGCGATTTCCTTGCCATATTCGGCAATGGCGTTTTGCGATGCGCCCTTGAATGAATTGTTGAACGCATCGTTGATCCGCTCGACTTCCTGGCGGGCATCAAGTGCGGCAAGCGCCGTTTCACGATAGGCGGCGGCGGTCTGCGGTTCATACTTCGCCACTTGTTCTTCGATGCGGGCTAGTTCGGTCTTGCGGTCGGTCAATTGCTTGAAGGCCAGCGCCGACATATTGGCCGCAAGGGCTTCGTCCTTCAGCCCTTCAAGCTGACGCGCCCACCCGACCTTCGCCTTGTTCAAATCGTCCATTTCGGTTTTGGACTTGACCAGCTTGTCGTATTTTTCAGACGCGGCGTCGGCGGCATCGGCTGCGCCCACCAGTGCTTTTTTCTGATCGTCTGTGTCGTCCTTGAATTTCCCCTGCGTGGTTTCAAAGCGCATCAGCGCACCGTTTGCGCTCGACACCTTGTCGCCGTATTCGGCAAAGTGCGCGATTTGAAAATTAAGCTGCGCGGCTTTACCTTGCAGGCCACCAAGGGCCGCTTCAAATTCCTTTAGCTTTTGTTCGGCTTTGTCAGCCGCGCTGGTGTCCAGTGCCGCCAAATCGGGCGCGGTGCCAGTCAATCCGCGAGCCTTTGGCGGCGCAAACGATGCGCGTTGCCGTGCCTTGATTTCGGCAGTGGTGCCCTTGCCGAAGATCAGCGAATTCGCGGTCATCTTTTCAAGAAATGCTTTTTCGGATGCATTGCGGGCCGCCTGGTTGGCGTCTCGCTCCCTGCCAAGCTGCTTGACCTTTTCCCAGTTGCCGTGGGCAAGTTCCCATGCCTGCTTGGATGCAGTAACCAGCGCACCGCCGACATCCATGATGGCGAAATAGACCTCGCCAAGGGCCAGCGCAGCCAGGCGGGCCAGTTCGCCCACGCCGTCAAAGAACGTGACCGCACTTGGCCCTTGGGCTTCTAGGCCGCTGAACCCGTCAATGATGTCATTCAGGGTCGGCATCAGTGCGGTCGCGCCAACAATCGACAGGCGTTGGAATTTCCGTTCGATACCCGCAACCTTGTCGTTGAACGCATCGGCCATGCGGGCAAAGTCGCCAGACATCACGCTGCCAAATTGCAAGATGGCTTCGCTGCCCATGTTCAGGGTCGGGATCATATCCGCGCCCGCCTTGCCGAACAGCTTCATGGCAAGCGCAGCCTTGGCGCTTCCGTCCTGCATCTTTGAAAATTTATCAGCGACTTCCAGCGACAGTGTGCCAGCGTCTTTGATGTTGCCGTTACTGTCCTTCACCGACAGCCCAAGCGTGGCGAACGCCGAACCCGCCTGTTTGCTGCCCGTTGCGGCTTCGACAGCGGCTTTTGACAATTTGCCAAACGACTTGGCGATAGTTTCCAAGTCAGCACCGGCAGTGGCACCGGCACCTTGGAACGTCGAAATAGCTTCAACGGAAACACCAAATTTCTGTGACAGGTCGTTGATATGATCGCCAAGTTCAATCGACTTATTGATAAAATCCCCGACCATCTTGACCGCTTCAAGGGCAAACGCACCCTTGATCAATGTACCGGCGCGTTCAAAACCCTGCCCGATACCGTGAACGGTACTCGACAGACCTTCAATTTGCTTTTTAAGTGCAGCGATGTTTTCTTGGCCCGCAGTCTGCGCGGTGATCTTAACCCGTGCTTCGGCCATATTCATCGCCATCATTCGGGCCTTTCATTCAACAGCGACAGCGCAGCGTGTTCAATCACCACTAACTGTTCGAAGGTTTCTTTATAGTCGTCTGGCGCATACAGGTCAAATATCCACCGCGCAGCCGAGTAATCAAGACCAACAAACGCGCCCTGCGTGACCCGCCATTGTGTTTGCAGCCGCAGAAACAACTGCACCGCAGGCCAGCAATCAGGCCAGACTTCAAAATCTTCGACTTTTTGGGCTTGTTCCAGTTCCGCGATTACATCTTCGGGCGCACCGAACACCCGAAGGTCTGCAATCGCATCTGTGTAGCTTTCACCGCCCCGTGCCCAATACCGGGCGGCGTCAGTTAGTTTTTTCTTTTCGCGCCCGACAGGCTGTCCATCCAGGCGGTCATGACGGCGCGGGGCACCAGCGGAATGTTCAGCAGATCGTCGCGGGCCTTTTCGCTAAAGGGCACATCGCCGCTGTCGTCCGTGATGCCTTTCCAGCCCACCAGCACTTCGACGCAAACGCTGCGGTCAGTGGCGGTGTCGCCCAAAACGTCCTGGCGGATAACTTCGATGCGGTCCTGCGGCAACCGCTTGAATTCGGCGTCGAAGGTCTGCTTTTCAAATCGGCCACCATCAACCGGGAATTCCACGGCAACGGGCCACGAATAGGTGTCGGATTGCTTTAGAATAAATGCCATTTTTAGCGCCCTTAACTATCTAAAAAAAGAAACGGGCGGCGCAGCAGGAAACCCCACCACCGCCGCCCGACGTGATTACTTTACAGTCAGAACAAATTCGTCGTTGCCTGCCGTGGTCGGGATCAGCACAAACGGCACGGACGCCATTACGATGCCGTCCATATCCGTGTAGGACGGGTTGACCGCATCGACCGTGGCCGTCGCGGAAATGTCCACGATGGAACCCGCAGTCGCGCCGTGGGTGATCTGCATCGACCCCAGAGCAGTGCCCAGCGCGGTCGTCCAGATGTTCAGCGTGGCAAGTGCCGGGGCTTCGAAAACCACCGTGCCGCCGACCTTGCGGTCAGTCAGGATCACGCTTTCGCTGTTCAGCAGGTTTCGGTAAACGACTTCATTATTCAGGTTCAAGTTAAATTCGCTGGCGACCAGCGTGGCGACACTGAAGAACGAAAACACTGGCGTGTTCGCCTTGTTGACCGCAATAGGGGTCTTGAAGGCGGTATAGGTCGCGCTGATGTTCGCCACATCCACCACGGCATTGTAAACGCCCGTCATCGTGAATTTCATGACCGGGATTTGCTTGGCGTTTAGGGTGAATTCGACGTTGCCACGGCAGCCGGTGACTTTGTGGACGGGCGAAGAACCCGCCGTCTGGTCTTGAACCTGGACATACAGGGTCACGCTGCTGAAGGTGGACGACACGGGCCGATAGGTGGCCGACACGCCCGCAGAAATGGTTTCAGCCAGACCGCAGGCCAGCAACAGCGGGCCATAGGCCGGGGCAGTGCCCGCAGCACCGGCACCCTGCATTTCGACTTCGAACGTCACCACGACCTTTTGCGCGGCAATGATCTGGTCGTAGTTGCCAAAATATGGGCGCACCAGGTCGCGGCTGACGATTTCCGCATCAAGCGGGGTCACATCAAGGTTGCGAACCAGAATAGCGTTCGCGGCACCCGTGGGGGTGCTGTCGGTGCCATAGGTGGCTTCAGTCTTTGCAAGGATTACGCGCTTGCGGGAAAGTAGGGCCATTTCTAACTACTCCGAAGGTGCCGCAGCCGCAGCCGTGTCATTGGGTTCAGTCTGTACGTCGGACGGCGCGATTACCGGTTCCGCAACAGCGTCAGCCGTTCGCGAAACAAGTGTGCGTATTCCGGTCTTAGGGTCAGCGATATACGAACCGCCGATGCCATCAAATTCATCTGCCATAGTTCACCTATACCATTGTCAAGTCAGTGAGTGAAGTGCGGTAAAGAACAACAAAATCACATGACACAACTGCCGCTGGACTGTCTGCGTCGATTTCTTCCCACACGACTGATTGCGGTTGCACGTCGTAAGCGTATCCGCCGACCGTAAGGTCAGACATGACGCGGGCATGAACAGATTGGACCAGCGGGTCAGCCACCAGGTCGGGCACATCGCCGCGCACGATGACCGACACGCGCACCAACATTGACCAATCCAGCTTTGGAATGGCGACCTGATTGGCCTGGTCCTGCACGGGCTGAACGATGATTGCGGGGCTTTCGCCACGGGCCACTGGCGTAACGCGGCTGCGATACACTGGCGCACCAATTGACGGTGCGGCTGACAGCGTGGTCGTCAGGGCCGCAAGGATGCTTTCGCGCACAGTGGTCATTAGCCAGCCACCCAGGCGGTGCCGTTGTCAAACACCGGGCAGCGCACAGCACCACCGCCGGTCAGCGTACCCAGCCAGGTCGGCGCAGTGGCGTCGGTGACATAGGCGCGGCGTCCTGCCGTGCCAGCGGTGGGCAGTGTTCCCACCGTGTAATTCTTAAGCTGGATGGTGCTGCCAAGCACGGTGGTCTGATTAAGGGTCGTTGTGCCCAGTGCGCCCGAAACCGCCGAACCAATATTGATTGTGGTGGTTGATCCAGACAGGCCAGCGGTGCCGATATTGACCGCCTTAGTGAACCCTGACGTGGTGGCACCGTAAGCGACGTTACAAGTGCTAGCGACAACTCCTGATCCAATGTTTTGAGTTGCATTGGAAAATGTTTTAAGGCCGCTGACGCCTTGCGACCCAGCATCGGTAAGTAACGTGCCGCTGGTGCTTGGAAATGTGTAGGTATAGGTATTTCCGCTAGCAATTGACGCACACTGAAACACAGCTTTTTTGGTGTTGTCCAGATCATCCTGAATTGTGAACGACGCATCGGTGACGGTCTTGTTCGTCAGCGTCTGCGTGTCGCTGTCACCGACAATGACGCCAGATGGCAACGTGGGTCGTCCAGACAAATCGCCGTATGCGCCGCTGGCCGCCACAGCGGCAAGGGTCAGCCAAGATAGGTCATAGTTGGTCGCGCTGGCCTTTTGCGGCACCTGACCGGTTGTTCCACCGATGGGAACACCTGGCCCAGTTGGGCCTTGCGGGCCTTGCACGGTGGCGACGACGATGGACGGCACCGTGGCTGTTTCAGACACCACGACAGTGTTTTCAACCACTGACACTGCTACGTCGGTCATTCCGTGAACCCCATATCAAGAACGACAGCCCCACGAAGCCAATAGTCCTTCGTGCCGTCAGGGTTCGTGACCAACATATCCCAATATCCGCCAGCACCCGCCATTGCGGTCACTGATGCCGACAGTGACAGCTTAAACTGGCCCGTGGCCTGCGCGGTCCAGGTATGCACAAAGTCAGCCAGTTTGTTTGACTTGTTGGCCGTCCAAAGCTGCGCGGCCACGCTATAGCCGGTCATGTTCAGTGCAGCGCCAGAACCGTCCTTTAGCTGAAAGGCTTGGGAAAACGTGGCGTTCTGCTGAATGGTGATGTCGTAAGCCGCTGGCGTGATCATGTTAAACCTTGCTCAACGTAATTTCGGTGAACGCGCCGTCATCAATCTTGCGGGCTTCGCGCACCTTGTACGCGGTGCCGTTCACCGTGATGGCATCGCCATAGTTGACAGCGCCAAACACAGCCGTTTTGACAGTGACCAAATATTCGTCGGACAGGACTGCGCCGCCGCCCATGACACTGGTTGGCGCATCAAATATCCCTAGCCCGGTCGTGCCATTCCAGACGACCGGGACACTGAAAATACCTAGAAAATTGTCAAGGTTTTCAAACTGCATCGTCCGCCGCTTTCGCCGCTTTCGCAGCCGCAGCTTCAGCTTTCATCGCCTTGGCAATCGCAGCAGGGTCAACAAGTTCAACCTGCCAGGCGTGGGCCGCAAATTGTTCATCGGTCAATTCGATGACTTCACCGGCGGCAATAGGATCAACCGCGACATCATGGACGGTAAAGCCGTCGCGCACTTTGTATTCAGCCATTTTTTGTCCCCTGAAAGATTAGGAGCGGTCTGGCTTTTACGTTTGCCAGACCGCCCCCGTCTTAGTGCTTAGGCGATGATGTCCGTGATAGCCGCGAAGCTTTCAGCGTGACGCACCGTGATGTCGCAGGTCTGTAGGGCGCGGATGTCCACCGAACCGGCGGTATATCCCGTGCCGTAAGGGTTCGGCAGGATTTCCAAGCCGCCCCACATACCGATGACCAACTGGCTGAAGTCACCGTAGAGCAAAGCCGACAGCGCGGTGCCGGTGCCCTTGGTCAGGTTAGATGGAACCTGATTAGAGCGGGCGACAGCGTAGCCGTTGACCATGCCGGGTGCGCCCATAGCGCGGTTGTCGGTGTTATCGCTCCACAGGTAGTCGGCATAAGCCGTCTTAAGCTGCTTCAGGGCCGAAACGACCTTGGCGTTGGTCAGGTAGTACAAGTTGCCGTTCAGGGCGTTAGCAATATCAACGGCGCGTTCCAACTGGATCAGTTGGTCAAAGCCGGTGGTGCCGGTCGCAGCGGCGTTCACCAGTGCAGCACCGTTGGTGCCCATAGCGACGGAACCGATGCCGCTGGTGTTCAGGATGCCCTTGGGCTGACCCGAAGAACCGGAACCGTTGATCGCTGCAAGGTCCATACCAAGCGCCAGAACCTTCGCCAGATCATTCCGCACGATGGCTTCGATGTCAGGCGTGGTCTGTTGCAGGGCCAGGCGGCTGTACTGCGAACGGGCGCCGATCTGCTTAGGCGAAAGCGTCACTTGGTCAAAGGTGGCCTCAGCTTCCGTGACCGCCGTGGCTTCCGAAACCCAATAGGTTGCGGTGGCAGTGGCTTGGCGCGGAATGGCGACGTTGCCGACCAGACCATTCAGGACGGTCGGACCCATGTTCATGATCTGCGCGTTGTTCCGCAGCACTTCAATAAACGAAGATGCCAGCAGGTTCGTCGCGACCAGGTTGCCGCCGGTGCTGCCAGACCCGACAGCGTAAGCCGCACGGGTGTCCATCTGAAGGTTGGTCGGCATAAAGAAACCAGAGGTTTCCTTGCCCATCTGGCGGGCCAGTTCAACCGAAGCCGCACGTTCTAGGCCAGCCTTGGACCAGTCGCCAGTCATGGATGCGTTGATGGCGCGAATAACCGAATAGTCACGCTGTTCGCTAGCCGACAGGTCAACACCGCCGGATTGATCAATGGGGGCTTGCCTAAAGCCAAGCACTTCAAGGAAAGCGCCACGGGCATCTTCAAGCGAACGACCGCTTTCAATCAGTTGGCGCGACAGGTCAGCCTTGCCGAATTTTTCGCCAAGAACACGGATACCTTCAGCGCGGGCACGTTCGGCGGAAACCGCTTCGGCACGGGCCGCATTTACATCGACCACGGGGGCCGCAGGGGCTTCAGACATAATTTTCAGTTCCTTTTTGGGTTTTGGTGCTTCGTCGCGGGTGAAAATAGCGACTTCGCGGCTTTCATTGTCGTCAAGCGAACGGCCAAGACCGACGCCGGGATCAGCCGGAATGGCGACAAGCGAAATTTCAAAGGGCGTCCATTCGGTCGCCGTGTAGGTGGACTGACCTTCGCGCACGGTTTCAGTCATCGCATTAATGCGATAGCCAAACGACACGTTGCGAATGATGCCTGCCTGAACATCAGACAGGATTTGTTCAGCCATTGCTGATGTGCCAAAACGAACGGTGGTGTAACCGCGCCGGTCATTTCCAATAGTGGCGCTTTCGACCACGCCAATCATCTGATTGGGGTCGTGGTTCCACAGCAACGGTGCGCCGTCATTCAGCCGCGCCATATCTGCACAGCCTGCGTCGTGGGCCAGGATTTCGTCACCAAACCAGCGTTCGACCGGCATTTCGGACGAAAACGGAAACGACATCGTGCGATTTTCGGCGTTATAGTCCATTGCCGACTGTTGATCGCGCAACAGCTTCGGCAGTTTCATTTTGCGGGTTTCAGTAAAATCAGACACTAAACGGCACCTGCAATCAAAATTACAGTTGCCGTTATCGCACACCGCGCTGTGTCAGGCAACTACATCTTGTATGTCAGACGCGCCCGACCCACTAGATGTAGTATCTTCGGTTTCGGGTGGATCTTCGACAGGCGCGGGCTGCGCTTGTCCCTGTTCAGTCGTCAATTCAGGGTCAGTGTCAAAGATCAGTTCCAGCTTGTCGCACAGGTCTAGTTCACGGGCGCGGGCGTGGGCCAGTTCTTCGAAGTCGCCGCCGTTCTGTGCGACGACATCGGTGACCGTCATAAACCCAGACCGCACCGCTGTTTTGTACGCTGCAATTTCACGGGCCGGATCAATCCAGTTCCAACCACGCGGTATCCACCGCACGTTTTCATAGCGTTCTGGATTGGTCTCATAGCCTGGCAAGTTCAGGACGCCAGACATCACCGCCATTTCCAGCCATGCTTCAAACACGCGCTGATGAAATGCATCAATCATCCAGCTTTGAAGCTGACGCCAGGTGTCGCGGTCGTCCAGCAGCGACAGGCGTGACGACGAATAGTTGGACTGGCTGTAATCCTTCGACAGCGTTTCGTAAGACACGCCGACGCCAGCGGCGACACCACGCAGCATATAGCGCATGAATGGATCAAGTAGCCCCGAAGGCTGTGACGGGTTGAACGCGCTGAATTTCTCGCCTGGTGCAAGGGTGGCGATGCGGCCAGGTTCAAACGACGTAACCCGTTCGGCGTCCATGACGCCATCGCCTTCAAATTCAGGATCAGGCGTTTCGATAAAGCCCATCTGGCAGGCTTGGGCGCGGGCCGCGATTACCGTGGCTTCTTCGTACCCAGACATGTGCCGCAGCCGGGTCAGGGCCGACGCAAACCAGGTGACGCCACGGGTCTGACCAGCGCGGTCGGTGCGGAATAGGTGGATCACATCTTCGGCTGGAACGCGGATGCGTCGTTGGGCCACACTGTCGCGACTGCCAAGGGTGATGTCGCCAGGGTGCTGCGTGAAAAACCAGTAGGCCACCGGGCGGTGCCACTTGTCGGTCTCAACACCCATGCGGATTTGATTGCCGTTGTCGGCTTCGCCGTTGTAATTTTCATCACAAAAATCGGCTTCCAGCACTTCCAGCGCCAGCGGCACTTTTGACTTGCCAAATTTCTGACGCACGATGCGAACGAAAATTTCGCCGCTTTCGGGTGCCGACCGTGCCAGCAGCCGTTCAATTTC